ACCAGCATCAAATGTACCTTATCAAATATTTCAACAAATAGACAGAATAGAAAGACAACTACGTGTAGGTGGTTCTTATCCTGTAACTGATGATTCACAAAGTCCACTTAGCTTTGCAACAGGTAGAGGATTAGAAGAACTAGGTGCTTCTATGTCATTGATGATTAGAGAATATCATACAGTAATGTCTGATGCTATAGAAATGATAGATGCAAAAAGACTTGAGTGGGATGAAAAAATGTATGGTGGTCAATCAAAAGATTTATCAGGATATTATGACAATCAGTTTTATTCAGAAAAGTATAATCCTACAAGTGACATTATGGGCTCGTATAAAACTAGAAGAGTTTATGGTGCTATGGCTGGTTATGATGAACCACAAAAAATTGTTACAGGTTTACAGCTATTACAAGCAGGTATTATTGACAAACAAACTCTACAAGAAAACTTAGATGGATTAGATAATTTAGTACGAGTAAACGATAGAATTACAAAAGAAAAAGCAGACAGTGTATTGTTTGATACACTATTGGCTCAAGCACAACAAGGTGACCCTAAAGCAACAATGGCTGTTGTGCAGATAAGAAAAAATCCAGATGATATGCAAAATATCTTGGATAAGTTCTTTACTGCAGAGGAACCTGAAATACCAGTGGCTGAACAAGAATTGCTTGGAGGAGGTTCCCTACCACCACAGGGTCCTCCACCAGGCATTCAACAGTTATTACAAGGACTAGGAGGATAATGTCAATAAATAAACAATTTGCTGATATAGTATTTAACTCACTAGAAGATGTAGATGAGTTAGGTGACGATATATTACTAGAAGAAGGACTATCAGAGCCTAGAATATTTACAGACCAAATGCCTCCTTTAGCTTTTCCTTTTGGCTATATGATTATAAGTTCAACATTTATGTTTTATGATGAGGATGAAGATGGCAACAAGGAGTAATGCAAACAAAGGTGTTACAGGTAGAAACAGTAATGTACCACCACCAGCTAGAAACACACAAGATAACACACAAGCAATACGTAGAATACCTGGTATGTCTTATGGTGAACAACAAGAAATAGTTGAACAACAACAAGCTGCACCTTTACCAAAAGATACAACTCCACAACAACCGACACAGAGAAGACCTTTTACACCTACAAATGTTTTTGCACCTACAACAAAACCAGAGCAACCAATAACTGATGGTGCTCCTATGGGTCCAGGTAGAATGGGTCAGGATTTAACACAAGCACAAATAAATGACCAACTTATAGTCGCTTTGGCTACAAAATTTCCAACAAGTGATTTAATTGATTTGTTAAATGTTGTAGAAGAAGAGATAGACTTAGATGAGATATAATGTCCTTTTATCTAAATATAAACAACGAGCAAAGTTTTCAAGATTCATCAGATAAAAAAAATACTTTAAATAAAGCTCAACAAGATTTTAAAGATAATTATGTCACTACAAGTGTATACAATAGGTCTAAGGCAATTTATCAAGCATATCCACTACTTCCATCAGGTGTAAACGCAAACTTAGCAATAACAAATGCAACTAATGATGAAGTAAGACAAGTTGCACAACAAACATATAGAACACAAGCATTGCAAGATAGTTCCTGAAGGATTTTTTACTAAATTAAAAAGAGCAGGTAGAGATGCAATAGACCCTTTTATGAAAGTTTTAAATGTAGGTCTTGCAGTAGCAGAACATATAACTACACATCAATTTCAAAAACAACTTAGAGCTAACATAGCATTTGCTGGAGATTTAGAAAAAGTTTTAGGTGAGGCATTAGAAAAAGATGATGTTAGATTTGCAAAACAAAAAGCTAAATTAGGTGCATTAGCAACAAGTTTTTTTGTAGCTGATTCTCCATTTAACAGAAATAGCTCTGGAGGTGCAAATGCAATTACAAATGTTTTAGCTAATAAATTAATTGGTAAAGACCTCAATCTTCCTTTAAGACCATTTAACAAAATACTTACTTCATACTATGAACAAGCAGGACCAAGTGGTTTTGAATATACATTAAGAAAATTATCAGAAGAGCAAGGATATGACCCTGATAAATATTTATCTAATGTACCTGACATTTATAAAAAAATAGGTGCTGAAGGTATAAATGAAACTTACGAAAAATATTTAGGTAAAGGTCTAATTCCTTGGGGTTCAGGTATAGAAGAATCTGAAAGACTTAAAAGAACAAACTTACAATACAATGACCAATCAATAACATTAGGTAAGTATGTTTCTAATTTAGCTGGTATAGAAACAAAAGAAAATGAATTTAACTTTATATCAGGAGTTATTGATGCAGGTTTACTTTTTGCAACTGACCCTTTTGCAGCATCTGGTAAAGCAAGAGCAGCATACAAAGCACTTAAAATAGATAGAGGAACACCTAAATTAGCAACACAGGGTAAACAAGTACAAAATCAAATTAATAAATTAAAAGCAGAAGGA